GTTAATGCTCCAAGTGCCGCTGCGCCTTTTTTATAACTCATGCAATCCCTCCGTATAAGTTAATGCGAACGCATGAACGTGATGTTCATAAGTTAAATTATCTAGCGTTCGTAATGCGATATAACATTTGTTTATATCGCTGTACCAACGTAAGATACTTCAGTTAACAACTCAGTAATTGTCGAATAAAATATAGGTTAAATTCTGGTAAATTGTGTGATTATCTGTTGACAATGTAAACAATTTTATACTAAAGTAAGAAGTGTAATAGATGTAGTACATTGTAAACACACCTAAATAAAACTACCTCATTAGTAATTTTTACCGTTTAGTATAGTAACCACGAAACCGTGGTATAATATTATTAGGTCCGGTGTACGACGCAATGCCTAAGCGCCATACACCGTTAACCTATAGCTAAGCAACGCAATAATCGCTAATATTATCTAAGTGCTTGCCAGGCACCTTTCGTAATAACTTTAGTCGGTTATGAATCGTTTGCTTAGACTCTCCAAGAACGTCGCCAACGTCTTGAAGAGATGTAACATCGCCGTTTAAAAACACATTTACAATCGGTTCGATCTTGGGAGCGTTCTTGCCGGAACCTCTCACCAAATCACTGACCAGTTGCCGCTGGTCTTTTCTTATGAGTTCGCTATCTAAATCCATCTCACTTGCGAAATTCTCTTCCGAGATATCTTCTGCATGAACTTCATTTCGATGGTCGTTAATCTCTTTCCGTTGCGATCGTATCACATCGATGATGGCCAGCTCTTGTGATCTTCTTAAGTATGTATAGAACGTCGCTCGACCTTCACAACTCCACTTTTCAAGCGCCTTCCACACTTTTTCCATGAGAGCTGATTCGAATAACCACGGGTCAATTCCTCCGCTTTCTCTGGAAGCACGATCGGCTCTTTTTTGGATGACATCTTGGTAGATCATCACCATCTCGCGGAGTATGTCGTCTTTAACTGATGCGTCTCCTAGCTGGTAACTCCTCGCTAATTCCTCAATACGATTTCTGTCTAATTTCAACAACCGCATCAGCTCCTCTATTCAATTTTTACCCTTACACTGATATATACGTAAGATTTTCCATGTCGTCAAAAAACTAGTCCGAAGTTTTTTAAAAGTTTTTTGATAACCATTTTTGGTAATCACTGTATAATACTATTTTACTACTTTTGCATGATTTAGACAACCATTAATTTGACGCTAATCAGCGTCTTTATTATGTTTTTAGCCTTTGGTACAATATAGGAAATACGTACCAATTGGCGGTGTTTCAATGACGTTCGAAGTCGGTAACTGCCTGCTACGCGAGCGACTAAAACTCGCTGGAATGACACAACAGGAACTAGCGGATCGAACCGGCATCACTCGCCAACAGATAAGTGATTATTCAACGAATAGAAGAGTCATGTCATTACGGACAGCGTATATACTCTCAATCGCCCTATCGGAGGTTGTGCCAACTAGAATAGAAGATTTATACGACTGGATTCAGTACAAGTAGCAGGCAAGAGAGTAGATTAACGTCTACTCGCGCCCTTATTGTACGCTACCTCGCTTCATTATCAGCTTTGGCATGCATGTTTTTACACGTTCGGCCTCCGATACAAACCGTCTAACCTCCGCATAATCCCCAATATCATTCACGTCTTTATATTTGTCAGGAAATCTCACAATAAATAATTCGACACTTCCGGATAATAACTTGATAATCTGCTGCTGCAACAGCATGCCCGCCGCATCATTATCCGTTGCTATATAAAGCCGTTCAATTGGTGATCGCTTGATTACTTCGGCCTTCTCTTCGGTAAGTACGCTTCCTCCAGTAGCTATTGCATCTAATCCAGCACTCATCAAAAACATTGCATCGGTTTCTGATTCGACAAGTGTTGCCTCCCGAATCTGATTACGGTATATGACGTCTATGCCATAAACCAACCGACGTAATGGCATTCCGCCACGTTGATACCAGAAGGTTTTCTCGCCAGTCTTGCGAAATTTAATATTCGCAAGCTGACCATTCGGCAAGAACCACGGAATTGTTACCGCCTTACTAGTTCGGCAATATCCACATCCCATTTTCCTATAAGCAACGTCGTAAGATATACCACGTTTTTCTAAGTACGGATGCCGAAAAAGGTATTGCGTTAAGATACTTTTATCTAGCGGATTCAAACGTTTGTTTACATAATTATCCGACAAATTAATTTTTATTTTATCATAATCATACATCTGTCGACAATCATATCGCATGAGAAGATAGTCACAAGTTTCTGACACCGTTTCATTGCGAAGGAATGACAAAAGTTTTACAAATCCTCCGCTTTTCCAATTATCGTCGCTTGCTCCGGAATCGCCCCATGCGCCAGAATACTCTCCTTCGAGATTGACGAAGAAGGATGGTGACCTATCATAGCGGAACGGACTGGCCGCAACCAACTTTTCTGCTGACCATCTCGCTCTATGCCACGTAAATTCTTCGAGTTCTCGGCGTATATCTACAGGAACTTGGCGACCGTTAATGTTAATCACCTAGCATATTCCTCCTGTGGTTTCAAATTTTACAACGATATTTTGGTAATGTAAATGCACAATGTTCGACAAGATTTTCGCTTATATCGTATTAAGATATTAATTTCATTCGACAAAATCCACTAAACTAAAATATAGAACTGAATTGGCTGGCTGCAACTTCGCCTGTTTCCATCTCTCGGACAATACCGTAATTCGGCAAGTATAGAACCTCCGCAACGGCTCCTTCTCCTCCTTGTCGACCTTTGGATAACTCAATCACTCCGCGTCCGTCCTTCGAATCAATTCCTAGACAGAGCGCTGCGTCTTCAAGTATAGCCTTCGATTTTTTCAACTCCGCACGTACTGGCGCCTTTAACTCACGATTACCGTCTTCATCACGATCCGCCTTCGTTTCTTCCGCCTGTGTGATAACGTGAATCACTGTCGAAGTCCTCCCGGAAATATGGCGGAGCTTCTTCGATGTGGCCGCAATGTCACCGCCAGCTACACGGCTATCATTACGCTCTTGTTCGAGATAATATATCGGATCAACGACAACCACATCCGCCTTCGTTTGGATTATATCGCTCTCTAACTGCCGTAAATCCCTTCTAACGAAGTTTTCATCGTCTACCGCACGTATAATAAGGGTGCCAGGAATGACGCTTTGTAGCGTACTTAGGAACGTCTCAAAGCCCTTCTCGAAGTCCTCCGAAAGTCCTCCTCGTAATAGCTGGCGGTTTTCGAATCCTGCTTCGTAATCCATGCCGTCAATGTTGGCAGTCAAGATTCCTTCTCTTGCGGATATGCTACTATACGCCCTCGCCATCCATTCGAATTTGCTCATTTCCAACGCCCATACTAATACGTTAGCACCATTCATCGCTGATTCGATCGCCTCTTCCATTGCGAATACGGACTTACCGCGACCAGACCTTCCGAACCAAGCGTAAGTGTTTCCGGAGAAGTACCCGCCACCGACTTCGTTATTTATTGTGGGAAACTTGCTCGGCCATATTTTAAACGACTTGCCTTCTTTTCTACGTTTGTATTCTTCTAAGAAGTCGTTCGTGTTCGCTTTTATGTCTGTTCCTATACGAACATCTGTTTGTGTTTTGATTATAATCTGTTCGCCATTTTGAATCAAGTACTTGTAAAATTCTTCGGGAGTGTTCTCGCTGAACTTCTCGCCAAACTCCGGAGATGTTAAAAAATCATGCATCATCCGCTTGGCTGCTGACTCTTTTAACCGTTTTGCTAGGTATTCGTAACTATCCGAAACTTGCGGTATATAAGTAAACCCTTCGATTTCTTCTGCCAACGTTGCGTATGACGGACACTCTCCGCGATTCTGCTCCGAATATTCTTTTATGAATCGTAAAGCTTTACGCTCTGGATCCGTCTCGAAGTGTTCTTCTCGTATGTCAAACCGTTTTAGTACGTCAGAATCGTTAGCATCGATAATTTTGGAGATGAGCGACTCCGCATAACTCATTCGCAATCACCGCCCATTAACTCGCGCAATTCAGATAAGCACTCTTTCGCATCTTTACGCCATTTTCTAACTGCAGGACCAGGCGCAACATTCTTCAAGTCCGTAGCTGCCGACATGTAATCGTTGTACTTGTCAAGAATCATATCGACAAGCTCACGGTCTGCCTTGCTATTAAGATCAATCGCCAAGTAGATGTCGCTAGACTTCGGCTGGTTATCTCGTTGCCTATTCGAGATAAATTCATCCGCATTGTCTGCCGATACCACCAACTCTAGTTCTTCGTCAACGGCAGGCATTACCATGTCTCCGGTAAATGGATCCGCTAAATCATACATAAGGTCGCGCTCTGTTTTATTCGGCTCGAAATATACCGTAACCTGATAGCCAACAATGCGGTAAATCTTGTCCGGCTCATCCTCAATGCGGACTAGATCACCGAAACTGAATCGTTTTTGCATTGGTTCAAATTCGTTCATTTAGCGCCTCCCTCTTTTTGACTCTCCATTGAATAGGAGAGTTATAGTCATATCACGAACCCTATCCGCTAAACGTTGCTCACCGAATATATTAGGCAACTCCGATATAGGTACGTTGCTGGTATATACCGTCGGTAATTGGTTCGTAACCCTGGCGTTTATAATACTGTGCAAGTCTCCGCGAAATCCCTCCGTGCTAGAACGAGTTCCTACGTCGTCTAGAACAACAAACGGAGTTTCTTGCGCACATTTCATCCAGCGGTAATATTTCTCTGCAGCAAGTTCAGCGATTTCCTCCGGCACTTTGTTACGGTTAAATGCGTTATACAAATTTTGAAATTCCGCTACTTCTAGGAAGAATACCGGTCGATCTAGCTGTTTTATACCACGCTGTAGGCTGCCTATATAATGCGTAATAAGATACGAATTGAGGCATCCGATAGCCGTTGTCGTCTTACCCGTTCCGCTGTTCTGGCTGTAGAGATATAACGACTTTATACGCTCTCCAGACGCTTCAAATTGGCGTATAAACGTCTTTACATATGCGTCAATACTCTTATATACATCCGCCTGAGAATCTCGTACAGGACTATTTAAAGCCGTTACAAACGCATAATCTTTTGGTATATTTGCGGAGCCGTGGCGGCCTCCAGTACCGCTTATTCCGTGCATACTTATGTAGCTCGGACATAGGTGGTTACATGCGGTCGAGTCCGCTTGTTTGCACGGATCGCGCAGTATGCAATTTTTACTGTGAGTAATAACGCTCACCTCCGTTGTATTTCGTTAAAAGACTGTTGCCACACAGTCGCTTGATTCCGTTGAACGATTGCCTATTTCGCTCAATCATACAGATATTGCAGATACTTTATGTTCGAAAACGCCTAATCCTTTACTCAATAGCTCCCTTCTATACGTATAATTAGACAGCTTTATAGGTAGTTTATTTTTTGAAATTACCACTTTTTCAAGTTCGCGTACATCAAATGATTTGCAACCATATGCTTTAAAAATGTTATACGTAATTTCTGCCATTTCCTTTGGGTTAATGTTGTTCCACATAACACTTGTTGCTCCTACGGAAATTCCTTTTTGAGATAGAAATTTAAGAAATTTTCTCTCTTTATAAATACTGGTAGAAAATTTGTTGTTTATTGCTTCGGATTTGCGAACTTTACCAGTTTCCGACCTCAATAATTTATAATGAATTAATCCTGACAAGTAACTAAAAAGCCTGTCTTCCACATATAAAGTATCCCTAATCAATATTACCCCATCATTTTTTAACTTCTGTAAGAATGATCCTTCTTTAAATAAACTAACATCATACCCCATATTGGCAACATGCTCTTTCACTGTATGAACATTTAGCGAGTCATTGTTGCTTATTATTTTCCGCTTAATTATTTCAACAAGCTTCCCTACCTCTTCAACTGAAGACACTATTTCATCCTTAGTTTTAAATTTAGCCGTAGTTCCTCCTACTTTCGCTTTGTTGAAAATAGGATTTAATGTTTTAATAGCGTAGGCTTCATATATTTCTTGATCGGGGATACTTTGTTCTTTAATAATCCCTATTTTTGCTATCAATGTAAAAAAATCTTTTGTGTGCGTTTTTCCTTTGACATGGCTATAAAGTCGACTTTTTAAATTTACTGACCTTCCAACATAAAGCAACTCCATATCTTTGGTGTAAAGTAAATATACGCCTCCACACCTATCAGGTATTTTAAGAACGTCACCCGAATTTATGAATTCACGTATTTCAAGACGAATATTAATACTCACTTATACCTCCTACAAATAATCATTAATTTCTTTTACGCTCATACGCTCATTCGCACACTCACTCAATCGTTGCTTCCTTTGCTCATCCGCGAGTATTGGCGGAAGTATCCGCGACTTCATCCAGGTATTCATAAACCCGAAGTTAATCGAAGGATACTGCGCTGTTGGTCGATAATCCGCAAAGCAAGCGTCGATAAACTGTTTCACGATCTCCGGACCATGTTCGTCAATCGCCCGCTTCAACATTCCCTTCTCCGCCATCCATCCACGGAAAGGTACATACGATATTCCGTATAGGTCTAAATGCTTATCTGATAGGAAAGAATGAAAAGTAGCGACGTTCCACTTGTCTAGCGGGCGCTTTCTCCAGTCGGTAGGTGTTTTCTTATTTGCCATATAACTCCTCCTTATAGCGTCTATATTCTACCGAATAAGTATGGTATTATTTATATATCGATATATGTGTATATACAAATACATTTAGTCGCTGCATGAGATTTATGAAATAAATCGAATGCAATATTTTATCTTCTTTAACGGTGGTTCTTCTTTATTAGTGTATCTTCTTAGTGTCAACGTTCACGTTGTCGGTGAACACGTTGTCGGTAAACGTTGACATGGATATTACATCGGCGTTAAATATCGTTAAATTGCTGACTGGTGATATAGTGTAACGGTTGTTCTCCCATTTACCGGTTTTATCATCGCGCAAACGATGTGAAGTAATTAACGCTTTACCTTTCCACCGATACTCTAACAGCGACTTAACGTATTTATTCGCCGTCTGCCTAGATACACCGATCAACCTTGCGATGTGGTCCTGCGTTGGATAGCACTCACCTTTCTCGTTCATAAAGCTTGCTATTGCACATAATGTCGTCCATCTCTCAGTACCCATGTCTGCAACCATGCCACTTCGAAACGCATCGACGTACATCTTGACGAAAATTTTATTTCCGTCGGTCACAAATACACCTCCTTAGAAAATGTCGTTCTACTTATATTCACGTAATAAAAATCAAATCGTCAAAAAATCGGAGGTGATTTTATGAAAAAGTTTTGTGAACGGTTACGAGATACACGTAAAAAGCTCGGTCTAACTGGCACTGAAGTCGCTGAAACCGTTGGCTTATCCCGCAATTACATTTACGAACTGGAGCGAGCGCGTAAAACTCCATCGCTTGAAACCGTTATAAAACTGTCGGACGTCTACCGAGATCCATCGCTAGTAGATCAATTTATGTCAGTTAGTACTAAGATGAATAATGTTGACGGTAATTTCTATGACGCTGGAAAACTCGCTTCTATACGTATTCAATTAGACGAGATTATGAAATCTAATCCGGAAGCATACAAAGAGGCAATGGAATACTTGCAGTATTTTTTAACTAAGTACGGAAAAAACCCACCGAATAGGTAACGGTGGGTTTTCGTTATTACTTCAAGTATTGACGTAGTGCCTCTTCGACTATATCGCTCATAGTTTTCCGCTGGCTTGCCGCATGTATTTTAAGTTGTAAATGCAGTGAATCAGGTAAATCAAACGAGTATCTGCGTTTTCGCTCGTCAACACTACCGTTTATGTAAATGACCGTTTGTGTATTCGAAGGTTCGCTCGTATGAGCGTTTGAACTATCGCTTACTCCATCGATTGGGTTTCTCGGCTTGATTAAATCGCTTAATAAGTTCGCTTTACGATTGGACACGTTGCTTCAGCTCCTCTACGAATTGGTAATATTGCTCCAGTGCGTCACGGTCCGCCTTGGTCGATTCCAGCACACCGCTAACGCTGAACTCCTTCAAACGAGTGCGACGCTTTATCGTTGTATTAAACACTATATCTCCGTATGTATCTCTCGCTCTATCAAGGATTCCGTTATCAAGTGACGCCCTGGTATCGAGCATAGACGTCAATATACCGGCAAGCCTTAAATTCTGATTTGCATTCTTT